GATTTGAATGACGAAAGCTCGTTGCTTCATTCGCTGATATATGAATCTGTCGAAGTAAAAGGTTCTGATAAACCGGAACACAAAAAAGATTCCATGCTGACTTTTTCTGAGGGAAATATTAAAGCATTAGTTACAAAGCCTAAAATTGCCGGATTTGGAATGAATTGGCAGAATTGCCACAATATGATTTTTGTAGGATTATCGGACAGTTATGAAGCATATTACCAGGCGGTACGGCGTTGTTGGAGATTCGGACAGGACAAGCCAGTAAATGTGTACATTATCATTTCTGCAAAAGAAGGATGCGTAAAAGATAATATTGAGCAGAAGCAGGCAAAAGACGAACAGATGAAATCAAAGATGATTGAATTAACGAAAGAAATTACAAAGAAAGAACTTAGAAAGACTTGCAGAATAAGCACACCTTATGACGCTGAAAAAGAAATGAGATTGCCAAAATGGGAGAAATTTAATTAATGAAAATTTTAGATCAGACAGTAGCAGACAAGTACACGATTTACAATGGAGATTCTTGCGAGGTGGTAAAAGGTATTCCAGACGATAGTATTCATTACACAATCTTCTCGCCACCGTTCGCAAGCTTATATACATACTCAAATTCAGATAGAGATATGGGGAACTGCAAAGATGATGAAGAGTTCTATAAGCATTTCAAGTTTCTTGCGAAAGAGCTTTACAGAATTACAATACCTGGAAGGTTGTTGAGTTTTCATTGCATGGATCTACCTCTTATGAAGTCAAAGGATGGCGTTATTGGGTTGAAAGATTTTCCGTCAATTATCAGACAGGTGTTTGAAGATTGCGGATTTATTTACCATTCAAAAGTAACTATTTGGAAAAACCCAGTTACGGAAATGCAGAGAACAAAAGCGCTTGGCTTGCTGTGGAAGCAGATTAAAAAAGACAGCTCAATGAACAGACAAGGTATTCCTGACTATATCGTAACAATGAGAAAGCCGGGCGAAAACCCGGAAAGAATTACTCATACAGATGAGTCGTTTCCATGTGATGTTTGGCAGAAATACGCAAGTCCTGTATGGATGGATATTAAACAGTCGGATACTTTACAGAGAACATCTGCAAGAGACGAGAAAGACGAAAGACATATTTGTCCGTTGCAGTTAGAAGTTATCAAGAGGTGTATTGAATTATGGAGCAATCCGGGAGATATTGTTTTTGATCCGTTTGCTGGGATTGGTAGTGTACCATACATGGCGGTAAAGCTGAATCGCAGAGGATTAGGATGCGAACTGAAAGAAAGCTATTACAAACAAGCGTTTAAAAATCTGGAAGTGGCTGCTGAAAACGTACAGGAAGATGATATTGTCGGTCAAATGAGTATCGAGGATTTTCTCAATAGCGAAGCAAGTTGATGACACAAGAACAATTAAGATTTGCTTAAATAACAGTACCTTGACAATTGAATATTGATGGTTGGAATGGTATAATTTTATATTATAATAGACGAGGTGATAGTATATGGAAGCTTCTTTTGTTTTTGTTATAAGTTATTTTGTATTTCTTATTGGATCTTTTATATACCTTATTGACAATAATAAGACAGGATATTTAAAAATATCATATAAAGCATTAGAAAATATATGCAAAGCATATGCTAAACAAGACATTAACATTCTTTCAAAAGAAATTAAAAGATTTTACGAAGGGTATGTTCAAGAAGATGCTCATATAGAAAAGTTTTTTCCTAATGTTATATTATGGCTAGATGCAATCATATTTAGGATTGATAGTGGAAACAAAAAGTTATCCTCGTTAAAAGAATATGAAGATATACTAAAAAGTGCGAGGGATCAACTAGAAAAACAAAATCCATTTAATAAGTGTGAAAAATATCAACAAGATATTTTATATGATCTTAGTAAGATTGAAGCAAATGAAATTGTCAAAAAAAATATTATAAAAAGAACGGAAAATGAATTTATTCGTCTTACAACAGATGTAAAGAAAAATGAAAGAAATAATAAAATATCAATTTTAATTGGAGTAGCTGGAATTTTAGTATCAATAATTATGGCTGTTATTACATTTAATACCTGAAAATACCAACCATCAATATTCGATGGTTGGTATTTTTTACCCATTTTTAGGGAGGAAAGGTGAAAAATTGAAGAAAATATTGGATGCTTGCTGCGAAAGTCGTATGTTCTGGTTTGATAGAGAAAATCCAGATACGATATTCGCAGACAACAGAGAACTTGAGACTACATTGTGTGATGGTTGAACACTTCTGGTTAAGCCAGACGTAAAGATAGACTTCCGGGAGATGCCATTTTCGGACAATACATTCAAAATTGTAGTATTCGACCCTCCGCACCTTATTCATGCCGGAACTGATTCATGGTTGGCCAAGAAATATGGAATTCTCCCAAAAGACTGGAAACCATACTTGAAAGCCGGATTTGACGAATGTATGAGAGTATTGGAACCAGACGGAATTCTGGTATTAAAGTGGAATGAGGAACAAATAAAATTGAATGATGTGTTGAAAGAGTTTGGGAAGAAACCACTTCTCGGAGATCAGAGAGGTAAGACACGTTGGATTTTATTTATGAAGTAGGAGAAAATTATGATGAGAAAATGCACATGGGAATTTGGTGGTAAGCAAAAATTTGGATATTTTCATCAATTCGGAATTAGATGTTCCAGTGATTACGAAGGACATGGTGTTCAATGGACAACTGTAATCATAGAGGATTTAGATGGGAACGTGATTGAGTTTGATTCTTCAGAGGGACTATGTTTTTTACCGGATAGTTTTGAAAATAATGAGTATAGACAACATAAGCAAAAATACGGATTCTAAGAAGTAGCAGGAAGAAGTGATTGAATGGGTGAGTACAATTGGAAAAATATCAGGGTAGATAAAGAGGGAAGATATGCAGAGATGTCAGAGCATCCACCAGATAAAAAGGCAGCGGAGAATATGAAGCGTAAGCCGTATCAGAATGTGGATGTGTTGAAGTATCTGCAGGGGAAGTACAAGATTGGAGGGGATGCTGGTGGAGCAGAGACTGGAAGAAAACAATGTGAAGAATGAGAATAACCGGAAGAAAGAATACTTGAAAGGATATCGGACCAACAGAAGACGAATCAACCGTATTGATGATGAAGTAACTGAACTAAGAGAACTTGCAGCATCTGTGAAGGCTACGGATTATTCCGGTATGCCGCATGGAAGCGGAAATCAGAAAGATTTATCTGATGAGCTTGCAAGAATTGACACGTTGGAAAAGAGACTTGAGCAAGAAAGAGAAAAATGCGTAGAATCCTATATCTCAATTGAGAATATAATCAAAGCTGTAAAGGATGATGATGAGAACGATGTACTATTCTACAGATACGTGAAAGGTCTTCGATGGTGGGAAATCGCAGAAAAGATGGATTGCACTGAGAGATGGGTACATAAATTACATGGAAAAGCTCTTCAACATTTGAAAATTCCAAAATAATTTATAAGAGTTCATTGTAGTTCAGTATATACATCTGATATTCTTAGAATGAGCCAAGGGCGGAAAACCGACGGCTCGTTAAAACTCCATAGACATAAACCTAGAAAGGGACAATCTGGAGACAGGTTGTCTTTTTCGTTGCATAATGTCGAATCTTGGGATATTATGGAAGTAGGGTTTAGGTATAGATATGGAGGTTATTATGGAAAAGGAAAAATATTTCTACAAGTACAAATCTGTTGAAAACATGGAACATTTATTAGATATTATTGTTTACAATCGTTTCTATCTTCCTAGTGTAAAAGACCTTAACGACCCAATGGAAGGATTGTACACTATTTTGAATCGTTATGCGGGGAGTAGTTATTATTCAGGGACGCCGGTGAGAAAAAATATATTTGAAGATGAGTTGAGTAAATATGGCATATTATCATTGACTACAGAAAGTGATAATATTGTTATGTGGTCTCATTATGCAAATAATTTTAATGGTGTTTGTATAGGAATAAAGTCAGATAACTTACTAGAAAAAGTTAAACAAGTTAATTATTCTGGAATTGAAAATGAAGAAAATGGACTGTCACTTGAAGAAAATACTGTAAATGCACTGTTAAAAAAGCATCCAGGTTGGAGCTATGAAAATGAATGGCGAATTATAGAAAAGGGTAATAAGTATTTAAATTTAAAAGAAGGAGACATAACAAAAATTATAATTGGATACAATGTCTCAGAAACTGTTAGAGATAATATTGTTAAAACATGCAACTCGGTTGGAATTGAAACAAAAGTTGGATTTGTAGATGTTAACAATTGCAGTTTCGTAGAAACAAACACCCTTCCATATGTAAAAATGATGGAAGATATAAAAGAAGGAAGATATGAAGGTGGAGGATATAGCCACTACGAAGAAAAGTATAAATAGAAAACAAAGGCACCCTCCGGGGTGCTTTTCTAATGCGAAAATTTGGATCATTAGCGCAGAGGTAGAGCAGTCAGTTTTCAACTGACATGTCGCAGGTTCGAATCCTGTATGATCCATTAAAAATATATCAGAATTGAAGGTGGTGAAGTGGCGAATGAACAAAACTTAATTCCATATGGGAAAGGCAATCGAAGTGAGAGCGAAGAAAGAGAAATGCGTTCAAGGGGTGGAAAAAGAAGTGGTGAGACCAGGCGCAGAAAAGCAGCTCTCAGGGATACGATGAACAGGCTATTAACTATGCAGGTGGAAGTTGATGGTCTATCAGATATATTACGGTCAGATGGTGGCGAGAGCACCTACGAGGAAGTCATAGCAATGGCTATGATCCAGCAGGCGTCACTGGGAGATGTGAAAGCTTATCAAGCTATCATGAAGACCGTTGGCCAGACAGAGATGTCTGAGGCTGATCTGGAGGAACAGAAGATTCGAACAGATAGAGCCAAGAGAGCCAGAGATCAGGAGATTGGTGATACGGACAATCAGGATGAGAATATCCGTGATTTCCTGAAAGCTATGAGACCGACACAGGAAGATTTAGATAATCTGTTTGCTGGTGAAGTGGAGGTAGATGAAGATGCCGAAGGTACAGAAGAAGCCAGCGAAGTTTAAGTTTTCCCCATTTTCTATTCAGCAGCAGAAACTTATGCACTGGTGGAGGCCTCCACTGGTCAGCTCGCAATGCGATTTTGTGGTGGCGGACGGAGCCATCCGATCAGGAAAGACTATAGCCTGCATTATTGGCTTTCTCACTTGGTCGCAGGAGATGTTCGCAGGTCAGTCTTTTATTCTGGCTGGAAAGACAATGGGAGCGCTCAAAAAGAATGTAATTCGACCTATGCTACAGATTCTTGAAGCATGGGGCTGGCCATACAATTACGTGCGCTCCGGAACGGATGCAAGGATTGAGATTGGCACGAACACCTATTACCTGTATGGAGCCAATACGGAAGCAGCACAGGACGCTCTGCAGGGGCTCACTGCAGCAGGAGCTTATCTTGATGAGGCAGCATTGTTCCCGAAGAGTTTTGTAGATCAGGCAATCGGACGTTGTTCAATTGATGGAGCTAAGATCTGGATGAACTGCAACCCGGCGGGACCACACCATTATATCCGGGAAGAGTATATTCTTCAGGCAATAGAGAAGAAAGTATATCATCTGCACTTCATGATGACAGATAACCTTACCCTATCACCGAAGGTACTGGAGAGATACCGCAGAGCATGGCCACATGGCAGTGTGTTCTATAAGCGTTTTATTCTCGGAAAATGGGTTGCAGCGGACGGGCTTATCTATCAACAGTTTGCCGATCACACGAAAGATTATCTCGTTGACCGGAAGTGGCTTGAAGATAATCAGATTATGTATGCAGTGATCGGAGTCGATTTCGGAGGTACGAAGTCGGCTCATTCCTTTACACTGACGGGATTCACAAAAGGGTTCAAGCAGGTGATTGTATTAGATGAGTATTACTGCAAGAAGCGTATCAATCCAAAACAGCTTCAGGACGATTTTATTGATTTTGTCCGGAGAGCGCAATCGAAGTACAAAGTATATGAAGCATATTGTGACAGTGCAGAGCAGACGCTTATATCTGGGCTTGAGACAGCCTGTATTCAGGAGCATGTTGTGATTGATATTAAGAATGCACTCAAGGGTCCGATTAATGACCGGATAGCGTTCTACAACAGCCTGATAGCGCAGCACAGGTGGAAGATTATGAAGCATTGCACGCATATCATTGCTGCGTTTGAAGAGGCAGTATATGACGAAAAGAAAAAGAATATGGACGTGCGACTGGATGATGGTGAGATGAACGTTGATAGTCTGGACAGTACAGAATACAGTACAGAAAGCATACAGGATGAAATTATGTATATTGCAGCATAGGAGGTGGAAACGTGAGTGATAGCACATATAAGAAAATAAAGGAATATTTGGTGCAGAGAGGGTATCCGGCAGTGCCAGATGAAACATATGACCATATTGACGAATGGCTGGAGTGGTATCAGAACGACGTTGAGAAGTTCCACCACTATAAGCTATACAATGGAGCAGTTACGACGAAGCAGGAGCGCTATAAGCTGGGAATGGCTAAGACAGTCTGTGAGGACTGGGCGAATCTGCTTTTGAATGAAAAGGTGTCCATTAAGGCTGGAAAATATAGTGAACGGTTGTCGGAAATACTTAGATACAATAATTTTTCTAAGCAGGGAAATCAGCTGATTGAAAAAGCTTTTGCGCTTGGCACGGGAGCTTTCGTGGAGTATCTAAATGCAGATGGTAAAGTGATTATTGATTATATTCGTGCCGATATGATATACCCGCTGTCTTGGGATAATGGGGATATTACAGAGTGTGCGTTTGGAACAGCGAAGATGTTGAACGGAAAAGAAGTCATATATCTGCAGATGCACCGGTTCGGAAAGGTTGACGATGGAGAGAATAGCGACCAGTATTACATCGAAAATGTGTACATCGATGCAAAAAACGGGAAAGAGATTGAAGTCCCGGAGGATATTGAAGAACTGGTATCTACAAAGAGCACAGAGCCGTTATTCCAGATTATAACACCGAATATCTGTAATAACATAGATTTAGACACCCCACTTGGAGTATCCGTATATGCAAACGGAATTGACGAGGTGAAAGGCTGTGACCTTATCTATGACAGCTACATGAACGAGTTCGTCTTAGGTCGAAAACGAATCATGGTGCCAATCAGCATGGCGAGAAGGCAGATGGAGGCGGATGGAATATCTTCTCCGACCTTTGATCCTAACGATACTGTGTATTATCTGCTTCCGGAAGATAGAAACGGAAACAATCAGCTGACCGAAGTTGATATGACTATCCGGGCACAGGAGCATGAACTTGGCATCCAGAAGTCATTAGATCTCCTGAGCCTTAAAGTTGGAATGGGAGCTGGAAGATACCGCTATGATTCTGGTGGAGTTAAAACTGCAACTGAAGTAATTTCGGACAAGTCAGATCTGTATCAGAATCGTCAGAAGCATTGCATTGTGATTGAAGATGTGATTATCAACATGGTACGTGCAGTGTCATTTCTTGATACCAAAGAAGCTGTTGAAGCAACAGTGGATTTTGACGATTCTATCATTGAGGATAGCAACTCACTCATTGATAAGAATGTTAAGCTTGTGAATGCAGGTCTTCGTTCCAAGCTTACTGCAATCATGGAGATTAACAAGTGCTCTGAACAGGAAGCTCAGGAAGAATTAGAGCGAATCAGGCAAGACAATCAAATTACCGGACAGGATATTGATTGGACAGGAGGAGATGATGATGAACTGGACGAGGAGGACGATTCACCCGAAGAGAAAGAGGGTGAGGAGAATCAAGAACCCGATGATTCTAAGAGTGGCAAAGCGCCTAATCCAGGTGATAAGGAGTAGGTGGTAATTTGTGAATATACTGGAGAACCAACAGCTTGCAGAACCTGTGGACGGCATCTATATTGATCTAGAGGCTCAAATATTACAGAATATCGCCAGACATCTACAGGGGTGGGAGCAACCCATTGATACTGACAGGTGGCTGATGCAGAAGCTGGCTGAGATTGGAAAGCTTAATCAGGAAAATATCCGGCTGATTGCCAAGATGTCTGGATTAAGTCAGACTGCAACTGAAAGAATGCTGAATGAAGCAGCACAGGATGCTATCGACAATATGGAACCAGGACTCCGATACATGGCAAGGCGGGGACTCGCTGAGGAAGCTGTACAGGCTGATAAGAGCAAGAACGTGAAGCGTGTAGTGCATAGCTTCCGAAAACAGGCGAAAGATACGCTGAATATGTGCAACACAGTCATGTTGTACAAGGCATCTGAGAAATACAAGGGTCTCGTCAGCAATATAGCGCAGGAGGCATGGAACATTCTGAACAGTGGTGCTGGAGGAGTGGTGAGTGGTGTTGAGTCAAGACAGCAGGCGGTTAGACGGTGCATCAGACAGTTGAATGATAAAGGAATTCCGGCATTCGTGGATAAGCGCGGGCGAGAGTGGACCCCAGAAGCCTATGTGAACATGGCTATGAGGAATACGGCCAGAAGTACAGCCGAGGAAGTTCAGGACGCCAGGATACGAGATGCCGGGTGTCACTTGATACAGATTGACAGTCATTCCGGTGCACGCCCCAAATGTGCAAAGGACCAAGGCAAGATATTTGACCTGAATAATGGGAGTGGCTACACGGAAGATCTGTACGGAAAGAAGATTCAGTATTACCCTTGGAATTCTTCCAGTTATGGTGAACCGGATGGGATTCTTGGAATAAATTGCAGACACCATAAATGGCCATTTGTTCCGGGAGTAAATGTGCAGAGACATTTTCCTACAGAAGATATGGATGCTAATGATAAGCTGTATAAGCAGACACAGGTGCAGAGAGCTCTTGAGAGGGAAGTGCGAAAGCAGAAACGGGAATGTATGATGCTGGACGCGGCAGGAGATCAGGAGGGGTTCGAGGAAGCTTCTGTAAAGCTCAAGCGGACAGAGAATAAGCTAAAGTATTACGTGAAAGATACTCCCGGATTACACCGCAGGACTGACAGGGAACAGATTGTAGGGTTTGATAAAAGGTTATCTGCAGAAGCTGTGGCGAAGAATAAGAAAGTACAAAAAGAAGTTGCTTTAAAGATAAGAAATGATAAAATAAAAGAAGAACTAACAGAAGCAAAAATAAGAGGTGTTCCAAGAATTAATCCGGATAAGATAGATGTTTCGGAGTTCTCGTTTGATGCTGGACATATAAATGCAGAAAGAGAACATAGTGTTTCCAGAGAAGAGGCAGAAAGATTTATAAAAGAAGCGGATATTTCTCTTACTCGCTGGAATGGAAGATTTGTAAACTATTACGGACCTAATGGAGCCGTATACGTTGATACAGAAAATAATAATATTCGAACAGCATTTAAGAAAGAACAATTCGATGAACAAACACTAAAAATCAGGGAGGTGGCAGAAAAATATGGCATCAAAAAAGATTAAATGTCCGTTATTGGGGACTGAAATTGAAGATGGGATATGCTTTGATATCCATATGAATGTTGAAGGACTGGCACCTGATTGGACAATTCCGGAAGCGGTGCGAAAAGTCACTGGTTATAAGGAAATCTGTTTAAAATGTCCGAATCATAGGGAAGATTAACGCCACTGATCAGAAATGGTTGGTGGTATTTTTATACGCATTTTTAGGAGGTGATGCTATTGATTGCAATAAATATTACCAGAACTGGTCTGACGGTAGATGGCCATGCAGGATGTGCAAAAATCGGAAATGATATCATTTGTGCAGCTGTATCAGCATTAACACAGGGACTTGTACATTCGCTCAAAGCGCTTACAGATGACGAGATCTCTTACCACATTGCTGACGGGCATATTGATATAGAATACAAGGATTTATCAGAAAAGGGTTGTCTTCTGGTAGATTCTTTTTTTATTGCAGTAAGTGACATTCAGCAATCTTACGGCACTGAATACGTACAAGCTACGGTTGCCGACGGGCGTTAAGCGGAGAAATGGAGGATAATTATGAAGAACATGAACATGAAAGAAAGATACTGGACAATGAACCTGCAGATTTTTGCCGGAGACGGAGGAGACGATGATTCGGGAGAAGAAGGCGGAGATGATGATAACGATGATCCAGGAGACGATGATGACGACAGTGACGATGATGAGCCAGAAGAGAATGAAAAGAAATTTTCCCAGAAGGATGTAGATGATGCCGTCAAGAAACGTCTTGCCAGAGAAAAAAGAAAATGGCAGAGAGAACAGCAGAAAAAGGCTGGAAAGAAACCGAACGGTAAGGTCAAGACCGGAGAGAGTAGCGAGAAAGAAGATGATGATACTGAAACACAGGAGCTCCGTGATAAGGCTGCAAAGGCAGATGAGATGGAGATGAAATGGACATGCCTGGAGCATGACGTGGATAAGGCTTGTGTGGATGATGTTCTTGCACTGGCCAGAGTGCACATGGCTAAAGATGAGGATATGGATATCGAGGACGCTATCGACGAGGTATTGAAGAAATACCCACAGTTCAAAGAATCTTCCAAGGATAAAGACGAGGAGGATGATGAAGAAGAACCAAGAAGCAAGTCCTGGGGACAGAGACAGAATGGCCGCAGAAAGAAAATGTCTGGTGTTGAGGCGGCGTTCTATTCAAAGAACCCAGGATTAAAAGATGATTAAGGAGTGATAATAGTATGAAATTTATGATGTATTTACAGCTTTTTGCACACGCACACCAGGAGCGCTGGTCTTCGCTGGTGGACAAAAAGCTCAGACAGACTCTTGTTACAAGAGATAACTATATTTTTAACACTAACTACGAAGGAAATCCAAAAGCTGGAAAGGTTAAGATTCCGGTAAGAGACACGGAAGTAGCGGTCAAGGATTATGACAAAGCTACAGGAGTTGACCTAGACAAAGGTTCGACCGGATATATTGATCTGGACATCGACCAGGACAAAGCAGTCAATGAGCTGATTGACGGATATGATGCCACAGCAGTTCCGGATAATCTGGTTGCAGATCGCTTGGATTCAGCTGGATACGCACTTGCATTGGAGATGGATAAGAAATCTATCAATATGTTGGAGACAACGGAAGGTATTAAAGTGTGTGCAACAAAAACAGCTGCTACAGATGCAAATGCATACAAACATGTGCTTGATGCCAAGACCTATCTGACACGAATTGGTGTTCCGACAGATGGACGATGGATGATTTGCTCTCCAGAGTTCATGGCGGTGCTGATGATGGACGACCACTTTATTCGCCAGGGAGATCTCTCTCAGAGAATGAAAGAGGCAGGTGCAACAGGAGCAATTGCTGGATTCGCGCTGTTTGAATCAGGAAATACAATGGTTGGTGATACGAAAATCGTTGCATCTAAGAAGACTACGACTGAATTTATTGCCGGTCACCCAAATTGGTGCCATCGTGTGCAGGAGTGGGGTGTGGATGTCCATATTCAGGATCTTGGTGGATCTGGAAAATATATCGGAGCTTCTGCAGTACAGGGTCGTAAGATCTACGGTATGAAGATCTCAAAACCACAGACCGTATATGTGAAGCGTACAGAGGTGTAAGGAGCTGATCTGAATGTATGTGGATGAAACATATTACAATGATGTATTCAAAGGGGAGCCGGTAGAATCTGCCGGTTTCTCTGTATTGTGTCAACGAGCCGGAGAGATTGTTGAGGAGCTGACGTTATATAGGCTTACAGAAGAGGGTTTCCCTATGATGCCGGAAACGACGCAGAAGCTTGTGAAGAATGCGGTGTGCGCACAGATTGAATATCTGGACGCGAACGGTGGGGCAGAGATGGATATGGAAAATGGAATGTCAGGAGCAACACTTGGTAAGTTTTCATACTCTGGAGCATCTTCTGGCAACGGATCCACGGAACAGTCTATATTTTCGCCGAGAGCGGAGAGAATACTCTGGCCGACTGGGCTGACCTATCGAGGAGGGACATATTGATGAGACCGATTCCGAAAAGATTATTGATTCATACAGCTACCCTGTATCAGCGAGTCAATGTGGATAAGTGGGGGAAAGGCGAACTGGATGGGGGACAGGAACTGTCTAACATCCGGATAGAGCCATCCAAACAGATTATCCGGGATAAGAATAATGCAGAGGTACAGTTGGCTGCTACGCTTTTCTATGACTGTCGCAACAGCAGACCTTCTGATGTTTCTTTTGAGGTTGATCAGATTATTGATTTTAACGGACAGAAGCATCAGATTAAGACGGTAGAGCCTCTGTATGATAATTCAAAACTGCATCATTATGAGATAGGAATGGTGAGATATGGCAAAGATTAATACGCGGGTTACATTGCGAACACCACAGGCAGCTGCATTAATAAAGGCAGCGAGTAACGAGGCACTGACAGATATGGGGTTACAGGCGTTGCAAGATGCGTCAAAACATGTGCCGCATGATGCGGGAACACTTGAAAATAGTGGATTAACCAATAGCGATAAAAAGGCTAAAAACGGTAAATTTGCTATGAAGTGGGAAGAACCGTATTCACAGTATCTATGGAATGGAGATGTAATGTATGGAAATCCAACAGAAAGGCGATATGGTCCTAAAAAGATTTCTTTCACGGATGCACTTGCACATGCGGAATGGGCGAAGTATGCCAGGGAAGTATACGGTGAACAGTGGAAGCAAGTATTCCAGGCGGCACTAAAAAGGAGGCTGAAGTGATGCTGACAGAATTATTAGAACTAATTGTAGATACGGCAGAGAAGAACTGCAGTCTTGACGCAGAGATTTCCCTGGAGGAACTTCCGGCAGATGGAGGCATATATGCTGAACTTGGTGAAGGATTCACGGAATCGACAAGCTACAACAAGCAGGAAGTCAAGATGATCCCGGTATTATTCCTGTGCCGACACGCAGATCAGAAACGTTGCCTGGAACAACTGTGTGAGATTGCCGGATATCTGAGTGGATTAAAGAAGTACCCGCAAGGAAAGACATTTTCGTGGCTGGACACAACAGTAGCAAAGGAACCAAGTAAGATAGGGCGAGATGAGGACGGGGTGTATCATTATTCCTGCATCTTGAACTGTAAAATATATTGTTAAGAAAGGGTGATATTATGAAGAACATGGATTTACAGATATTCGCGGAGCCAAATGTCCCAAGTAATCCGATTACTCCGGAAATCAACTATGAGACAGAGGCATTCATCAACACGTCTCCAGCAGAAGGACAGCCTACTTGGGCGTCGCTTGCGAATTTGACAACAAATATGGCGCAGAGCTTAAATGAGGTCATTCAACAGCTTACTTATTACGCCGACAAAGGCTGGGGATCCAGTGAGGTAACAGGTGCACAGCTTACATTAACGCTGACAGGCTCAGTGAAGCCAGGTGATGATGCGTGTGATTATATTTTGAGTGATGATGTGATGTACGGACTTGGCGAGAAGAGAAAGACACATATGAAGCTGCAGAAAGGCAAAAAGATAATTATTTGGCCGATTACACTGGCGAACATTACACCGGCTTATGGGGATGCGAATAATATCAATTCACTGACTGTGACCATTCATGGTAATGGACGTCCGTCAATCGGTACAACAGCGTAGGGAGGGCACGGCTCTCCCTTTTTAGGAGGTAAAAATCATGGCATATCAGGCAAAACGAAACAAAAGATTTGAGGAAGACTTCGAACTGGTAGATGAAAATGGCGTTGTGCAGCATACATTGAAAGTATCCTTGGATGCAGATGATATGGTCGCAAAGATTAATCGGAAATACACGGCACTGGTCAGAGCGCTTTCAGATGTGCAGGAAATCAAAAGAAAAGAAGCCAGCAACGAACAGCTAAGTGATGCGGTCGAGATTCTTGGAAGAGCAGAAATAGACATGTTTGAAGCCGTATTTGGAGCAGATGGGACAGAGACCATTCAGCAGTTCTACAAAGACCATTATATCGAGATGGCAAAGGAAGTCATCCCATTTATTACCGGAGTTGTTATTCCAAGGCTTACTGAAATCAAGGCGGAGAATAAGAAAGCATTGGTGAGTCAGTATAATCGCGCGAAAAAGAGACGGAGATTCTTGTAATGGGAGTCTTGACAGAGCTTCCGTCCTATCGTATTTGCACAGACAAAGGGAGATTTGACATCAACCCGGCTTTTGATATTATCCTTGAGGTACAGAGGCTGTACAAAGAGGAATCGCTGACGGATTACGAAAAGATTCAACAGGCGTTGAGCATGTTGGTTCGAAACAGGTGGAATCTCAGGTTATTGAAGCCGGCAGAACAGTTGAAGCTCATGCAGGATATCACAAGCAGATATATTGAAGTGGAAAAGCGCCCACAGATTAAGAAGAGTCCAGTTCCGATATTAGATTTCGAACGGGATGGAGATTACATCTACGCTTCGTTCATGCAGGCGTACCAGATCGATCTGATTGACGAGCAGGGAAAATTACCTTGGAAAAAGTTCTTGTATCTGTTTAATGGATTGCCGGCTGATACAAAAATCAAACAAATTATGCGGATCAGGCAGATGCCAGTTCCGGAATACAATGGCAAGAATTCAAAAGAGATACAGGAAATCAATGAGATGAAATCTTATTATGCTCTTCCGGTGCAAGGCGGAGGAGGACAGTCTGGATTAGATCTATTGTTCCATACATTGGAGGGAATGGCAAAGAGATGATAGCAGACGGAAAGAAAATTAAAAAAATAGAGTGTCCGCATTGCGGGCATAAACAGAACATATTTTACAAAACAGGAGCCAGTTGCAGAGGGCTCTTTTTTAAGTGCAAAAATCCAAACTGCAGAAAGGAATTTGAAATAAGACTATAAAAGCCATTGTGCCACTGTGCCGGCGAATGAATAAAGGCAGGTGGGGCAGGTGTCCAAGAATAGTGGCGGAGAAGTTACTTATGAATTAGTAGCTGATGACAGTCAACTTGAGTCAGATCTTAATGAGGCTGGAAAGAAAGTTGAAAAATCAGCCAAGAAGACAGCGAAGAAATCAGAAGATGCGGAAAAAGAAAGTGCTGAGGTAAAAAAATCTGTAAAAGAGGACGTTACCAAGAAGAATGAGCAGGAAAATGACAAACAGGAAAAAGATGATGATGATTCGTACCAGAACCGCGAGGAGTCCGCCAAGTTGCATGGATCCAAGCTATCGTCTATAGCATCAGGAACGGCTAAGGCTATAGGAGCTGGTATGCTTGCTGCCGGAACTGCAATTGCAGGTGTCAGTGTTGCTGCTGTGAAAAGTGCGAACGATATCGACCAGGCAATGAACCAATACATTGCCAGTACCGGAAAAAGTACCGAGGAAACAGAACGGTATAAGAAGGTCATGGAGGATATCTACACCAATAATTACGGGGACTCCTTCGAAGACATCGGGGAGGCAATGGCATCAATCACTCAGAATCTCGGTGATCTTGATGATGCGTCACTACAGAACGTAACCGAATCAGCGTTCGCATTGCGTGATACGTTCGGATACGAAATACCAGAGTCAACCAGAGCTGCCAAGGCTATGATGGATAATTTTGGTACATCTGGCGAAGAGGCAATGAATCTCATTGCTGCAGGTGCTCAGAATGGACTGGATTATTCCGGAGAGCTTCTTGATAGCATATCAGAATATTCCGTGCAGTTCGCAAAAGTCGGACTGGATGCAGATGACATGTTTAAGATATTCCAGAAAGGTGCGGAATCGGGAGCATTTAACCTGGACAAGGTCGGCGATGCGGTGAAAGAGTTCTCTATCCGTGCAATTGACGGTTCTGACACCACTGTAGATGGATTTAAGCGAATTGGATTAAACGCTGATGAAATGGCTGCCAAGTTCTCGGAAGGTGGAGACACAGCAAAACAAGCATTCCAAGAAACGGTTGCAGCACTTGCCTCTATGGAGGATCCGTTGGAGCAGAATACAGCCGGAGTTGATCTGTTTGGCACCATGTGGGAAGATCTTGGACCTGAGGCCGTGACTGCCCTTGCAAGCATTGAAGAGGGGGCTTATGACACTGCCGGAGCGATGCAACAGATTAAAGATATCAAATACAATGATATCGGATCTGTGTTCGAAGGATTAAAAAGAAGTCTGGAGGTACTAATCGTTCCGCTTGGAGAACAATTAATTCCTCTCTTGGCAGAAATCATTGATGATACGTTGCCGTTGCTGGAAGAGGCGCTATCTCCGGTTGTGGATGCTGTATCAGACGTAATAGATGCTCTGATGCCAGCAATAGAGGATGTTCTTCCGACATTAATGGAATCCTTAGAAGGAATAGGCGTGCCTATCATGGACCTCATAGATGAAGTGATTCCTCCATTATTGAGTGCGTTTAATGAGATTCTTCCGCTAGCAGCACAGCTTGTTGGAGAAGTATTACCTGTTATAACAAACCTGTTAAGCATGTTACTTCCTCCATTGGTAGAAATTATAAGCACGTTATTACCGCCACTTATTGAACTGGTGTCAGCACTGATGCCGATACTGGAGGCTGTGATTGGAGTTTTGCAGCCGATACTTGATTTGTTCACGGAGTTGTTAACTCCAATTGTAAATCTGATAACACAAGGATTAACTCCGTTAGTGAATGCCATTACGCCACTGATACAAATTATATCAAGTCTGTTAATTCCGATATTAAACAGTATGGGGAGCGTGTTTACAAGTGTGCTGTCTGGTATGCTGTCAAATACAACCAGTATCATTGGAAATATATCTAATATCTTAAGGAATTTGATAGATTTTATTAAAAACATTTTTACTGGAAATTGGCGCGGCGCATGGGAAAATGTGAAGCAGATTTTCTCGAATGCTGTTTCTGGTCTAGCCACCATTTTTAAAGCGCCGATTAATGCAATCGTTGATGGCTGGAATGGCTTGGCCAGTAGCCTTGGAAGCGTAACAATTCCAGATTGGGTACCGGGAATCGGAGGCGGTTCCTGGAGCCTTCCAAAGATGCATCGAATGAAGATTGGTATGGATTACGTGCCGTATGATTTGTATCCGGCGTACCTGGACGAAGGCGAGTGGGTACTTACCAAAGAGGAGGCGGACGTGCTTAGATCTTATGGTGGCTTGGAAGGAATGATTGGAATGATTGACCGAAGCGCGCCGAGTGTCAATGTGAGCGTACAGGGACAGAGCAAAGATTTTGATTATGAAAAATTTGGACGAGCCACAGTTGACGCCATGATTGCGGCGGGAATTGGATTTAAGTGTGACGATAGAGAGTTTGCTAGACTAATAAAGGATTTGATTGATTATGTATAATATCTATTACATTGGAGCACAGAACTCTGAAAGAATTGACTTCTGCCAGTGGCCGTATATGGTCACTGGTGGAGACTTGTTCGATGGAGAGTTTGATGCAATTGAAGATGATGACAGGATTCAAGGGTGGGAAAGAAAAATCACCAGTAAAAAGCTAAATATAGAAATACATGCAGTTGGAGTGTCATTGGAGCAAGCTATTGATCAATTAGAAAATATAGCTGAAAAAGATGTGTTGAATACAACGCCAGGACGACTCTATGTTGGATCCAGTTATATGAAAGGATGGTTGATTGGAACCACTAAGGATCGGTGGGTAAATGACATTGACAGTATCAGCAACGAACTGACATTTAAGAGTGATTATCCGTATTGGATTACAGAGGAAGAATTCCATTTTTATAAGCAAGGAAGTGGGAATGCTGAAAAAATGGAATGGCTGGAATTTCCATATAATTTTCCATATGAATTTTCTAATGTTAGGAACTTACAGTATATCAATAATAGCAATTATACAGCTTCGGGTTTTAAGATGATTATCTATGGACCGTGTATTAATCCGCTGATCCGGATTGCAGGACACATATACGAGCTTCGTACAACTCTGTATGAAGGTGAATATGCTGTAATCGATTCAAGTACCAGATATGCGAAAGACCGAAAAATTGTAAAAGTAAGAAATGATGGAACGGAAGAAAATCTTTTTAACAGCAAGAACAATGCAAGCTCTATCTGGGAAAAAATACCAGCAGGCTTAAGTATCGTGTCGTGGAATGGCGCGTTTGGGTTTGATATTATCTTGTTCAATGAAAGGGGGACGCCAAGATGGACTTCACGCTAACTGATATTTATGGCCGGGAAATGGGTCCGCTTGAACATTGTGGTGTCAACATGGTTCTTGGTACAGATAATGATTTTCAGATAACAATCCAGAATAGTCTCTATGACAAGGAGAGGCACGGAAAAAACTGCCGGTTTTTCTGCTCTGATACAGAGTATGGAGGCCTGATCAGGAACACGAACCCGATTACATCTGATAAGACGGTGAAACTTACCGGAATGACCTGGAGAGGTCTATTGAATCAACGGGCAATTAATCCAGCCAAGAATACATACGTCTATCTGAATGGTGAGGCAAATATGGCATTATCTACATATATTACAAAACTTGGGATGACTGAATTGTTCGAGGTATCCGGAGAAGATAGCGGGATTATCCTTAATAACTATCAAGTCCCATTGCAGACGATGCTATTAGATGCTTTTGACCAGGCACTTGCAGCGCAAGACGCAAGACTTGAAATTCGGTACAAACAAGGACCGGCAAACGGAAGAGGGTATGTATTGCTCAAAGCTGTGCCGATTACAGATCACTCCAGTAACATAGAACTGAATGAAGATGGTTCTGTAAAGCTGAATATCTTAGATTATCAAAATGGGGTTAATCATCTCATATGTCTTGGAGCTGGCGAGGTCGAGCAACGCCAGCAGGTAGATCTCTATGCGTGGCCAGACGGAAGTATACGAAAAGAACAGTATTATACAGGCATTGATCTGATAGAACAATATTATGAGAATACGACCGTTGATACTTTGGCAGAATTGGAAGAGGAAGGCAGGGATAAATTTGAAGAATTGAAGAATTATAAACAATTAAAAATATCCGTAGATGATACAGATCTTGAACTTGGAGACATCGTTGGTGGCCGAGAGCGTATCACTAATATTTACATGGCGGCGCCGGTTATCCGGAAGATTGTAGATGTAACGGGAAGAGGTCGCACGAGCATCTCGTATAAGTTGAAAGGAGAAGAGTAATGGCAGAATTTATAACAACTACCCTGATGGACAGCTACGCAGGCGGTCCACATGTTACGGAGATACAGATTGGACTTGCAAATCAAGCAACCTTTGGCGCAGATGATTACGTGCTGGAAGGTGGGCGAGAATCTGAGGCGCAGGTGCTTACCAATAACAGCATCCGTGTATTTGATGCAGTGTATTGTATACAGGGACGCAGAGATGTGATTCCGGCGAGCGGATATACAGATGTGACGATCGCGAACGGTACGCAAGGCATGAACCGAAACGACATCATTGTAAGGAGATACAAAAAAAATGAGAGTTCCGAGATAGAATCTACAGAATATGCGGTCATCAAAGGAACACCGAATGCAGGAGCTGCTGTGGATCCAGAAGTAACAACAGGAGATATCCGGTCAGGAGCAACGTTGCATGAGATGGCACTCTATAGGGTGAAGATTACAGGGTTGAACATAACAGCAGTCGAGCCGATGTTCAATATTCTGAAAAACATGGCAAGTCTACAGAAAGAACTTACTGAGTTAAATAGCAAAACAAGTTATAAATTCGATTCTTTATCTTGGACGAATCCCACATATCATATTACAAAGAAATCTGGCATTATACATATTGATTATCATTGCGTTGTAAGTGGTGGAGTATCGGGTATGTCCTTTTTAGTTGCAAAGCTTCCTAGTTCAATATGTCCGAAAAATACAATTAAGTCTCAAGCTTGGACAGCAAATGGAAACTCGCAACGTCATGGTGCTTCCATTGAGATCAAGCCAAACGGACAGATATGTCTTGTGGCTGGCGATTCGTTCGTAGAAGCTGGTTTTACGGTTTCGTACCCATTATAACTATTTGCGCTGTATCAAAATAGTTGCATCAACAACTTGCCAAGGAAGTAAATTTACACCAGATGCGCCAGGTGTTGAGCAATATACATATAGTCCACCTTGTTCAGAAAGATAAGCTACTTTGTAATCGATTGGCACAGCTCCAGCGCCTTGTATATTGAGTCCAAACAATTCTACGGTAACCTCTTCTGGTTTCCAAGGAATTGATAGTTGATTTGTTTGTATAATCCCGTTATTGGAATTTCCGAACTGTAATCTGTAAACACGCTTCCCAAGGAAGGATTGTTTCTACTCAGCGAGTGATACTATTTTGCTATTTAGTTAAGGAAAATAAGCGCATGACACCCATAAAAAAATAAGAAAGGAGAGCCTTCCTTGCGATAAATACAATTCACACTCATATGTCATGCGCTTATTATATAGAAACCTGTCAACCAGAGCCGAAAGGCTCTTTTTATATTGTGCGACATCGCACAG